ACTTTGCGTAGATCTGATCCACGCGCTTGACCATGCTCCAATGCAAGTCATAGTCGGCTCGATCATTGTACTCATGCTCAAGACTCACACAGCGCATCTTGGCTCGGTTGATGATCTCCAGATACCGGTTGCCCTCTTTCATGGACAACGGCACCAGTCCCTCCTCCATAACCTGTGCAGTGCTACGGTCAAAGGGCATACCCAAGATGTCACCCAGCTTGTGAAAGTCAGGCGATTGTATCGTCTCGGACTTGTCCATGCCCAACCAGTTGAAGCCGATTGAATGTAGCGTCTTGAACCACGGCACATCCTTCTCAGTAAGCTGTAATGCGGTGCTTACTCGCTCTCTCGCTTCTTGGATGGACTTGCGAGAGAAAGACACGAATCCGATACGATCAGGAGGCGTGCCGTTAGCAAGTTCCTGACGCACGATCTCAATCATCGTGTGTGTTTTACCGCACCCTGGTGGCCCGAAGATGAGTGTCTCCTCAGTCATCCGTCTTCTCTGTCGCGTGGACGAGACTCAAGCCAATGCTCTACCTCTGTCCGTAGCCAGCGAGTTGTGCTGTTCTTTTCGTTCTCAGGACCAAGCACGACTGGTTTGGGGAAATGTCCTTCGTCTACCCACCGGTAGATCGTTGAACGCGCCACACCAAGCCATTCGACTACATCGCCCACTTTGAGATACCGTTCATCAGAAGGGTATGTCATTTTCTATCTCCTCTGTTGGTAGGTCGATTTCGGTGTTGTCAAACTCTGGTACAAACCAGACGCGAAGATTCTTCCATTGACCGGTATCTTCGTCTTTAAACTTGTAGGTAGTGTTACAGTCATGACCACTGTTCATGTCCTTGAGTCGCTGCTGGATTTGTGGACGCTTCAGTTCGCGGAAACCACGATTGCGTAGAAACTCCATCAGTCCTTTGATCGTGAACATTGTCATGTCGTTCTCTGTCCACGGCTTGCCAATCGTCATCTCTTGCGGTGACCGCGCCCGAATCCTGCCAGTACAGTAAACCTCAACCAGCTCTTCAAACTGACCTTTGATCGTCAGTTCTTTGGGCACCTCAATATGAGTAGCCGTCTCGAGCATCCGGTTTACATACTCCTGCCAATCGTGCGCTTTCATGATCGGCGGCATGACATCCAGCTGCTCCATACATGCGCGTTGGAACTGCAAAGGCATTTGTAACTGTTCGGTGGATAACTCCAGTCGCTTGCCATCAACATCCAGAAAGTACAGACGCGGCTCCGACTTTTGTATTGTGAGTCCGGTAATACCAGGCATTGAGCCGTTCTTGCCTACGCCATACTTGGCTTGCCGACAGGCCGTCTTATCACAATGACTGCCCATGGGTTCGTCCTTGCAGAGATACCCATAGTCCTTTTTCTTGTGCTGGTTCTGGATCGTGACGATCTCATTGGCAGGCAATGATGGTTTGCAATACTTCTGATTCCACGATTCAAGGGTACGTTCCCACGAATCTGGATTCATCATCTTCGCGGCCACTGCCGCATGAAACATGACTTTGTTTCTGGTGCCGTCTGGCACAGAGGTTGCGAACATGATCCGCAAGCATGGTGGCATTTCTTTTAATTCATCATCGTCGGTCGAAAAATCTAACTTACGAAGATCCTCTAACGTGACCTTTTTACGCTCGACCTCTTTAAGGAATGACTCCAGTGATAACTCATCCCCCTTTTGATTTATCGCATAACGTAATGTGTTATCTGCCGAGAAGTACGGCAGATTAATGAAGTTACCGACATCACCTCGCTCGGCAAGAATCTTATTTTGTTTTGGAAACACCTCACATCCGCCGTAGCCGAGTACGGCAGCGAACTCCATCAGATGGTCGCGCATGTCTGTTGCACTAATCCAGTCTTGCATGAACAAGAACAGATGTGCCCCGCCTGATTTAGAACGGCAAACAACAAGTGGTAGCTTAAAACGGCGGCACTTCTTCAAGATGGCTAGGTGGTCAACCGGATATGTATCAATGTCTAGTGCACCAAACTTACACATGTTCTGACTATTGATCGGAATCGAACCAACCCCATGTTCGCCCTGCAAATGGCTGTCGATCAAATGCTTGGTCAACGGCTCTCGGACGATGAAACTCTTTGCCTCTGTCTTTCCGTTCTTCCTAACGTCACCTACTGTTGTTTGACCGTGTGCTACGCTGGAGCCTTCAAAGGCCGCAGCGAACCGGTCAACTAATGTCATCACTTACTCCGCAAAAAAGGGGCGACAGGCCGTGCTACCTGCCGCCCCAACGATTAGAAGGGGATGTCGTCGGCGGACGGAATGTCGTTGCCAGCCGGCGCCGAGTCCTGTACAGACTCGTCCTCTTGCTGGGGCTTGACTTCACCCTTCATAATCTGTTCGCGGAACTTCTTTGCTTCTGCGAATACATCTGCACGATCTACGACCCCGATCTTGGAGATCGACCACGAGGACCATGACCCTCGATCATTGGACTCATCAACGCCTGTGAAGTTCCACATCACACCATACAGCGGCGGAGTCCTGTAGTTACCCTGCGAGTCCTGTACCTTCTGCATGGAGATCTGGGTCTTCCAACGCCGACTGACCTTCAGACCGGTAGAGCGGAAGTCGATGACTGCTTTTTGTGTGCTGCCATCATCATCAATGATTACACAGTAGAAGTTGTCAGACTTGACCAACTCACTCTCAATGTGACCGTTGGCGTCCTTGATGTACTCCTTGGCACCGTCCCGCGTCACACGCTTCAACAACGTAGCCAACTCGGTGTCGGCCATCGTGTATCGTTTGATGAGTTTATCTTCCGCCTTGTGTGTGTAAATGGTTTCTTGGTGCACTGGGATGACAGTAATGCCCTTCTCTGGATCCCAAATCTGCTTGGTAATGGTGTTGTAAATTTCACCAGCACGAAGCTCTTTGATAAACTCAGGCTTTGCTTTCTGCATCGCACCAGACATTGGATGCGCCAAACGAACAAACGGCACCTCCATATCATTCACGTTGAAATCTACGCCAGCGCCCTCATCAGAGACCATCTGATCAATCAGGCCGGTGGAGACTGCGGTCTCCTTCTTCTTTGCAATTTGTGTACTCATTTTGAGTTCCTCTTCACTTCAGCAGTTCTTGCTACAAACGCTCCAAACATATCCAAGTCGATAGGCAGACCCTTCTCAACACGTTCACGAACAAACGCCTTCAAGGTCATCGAATGGATGTGCGTCTTCTGTTCTGGGTGGAATCCCTTCTGCTCAAGGTCGTACATTACGTCCCCAGCTTTGTTATCCTGCCCACGACCAAACGACACGATGATGTCATTCTTAATGATGTCGTCCAGACCATGTTCACGGAGCCAATTAAAAGCATCCTGCTTCCGGTCAGCAGGGATCGACGCCGTCACAAATGGTTTGAGCTTGACGGTTAGACCGTCAACATCAATACGCTCCATCCCCATCTCATCCATGAGCATAGGAATGTGTTCAAACGCGATCCGCTGTTTTTCTGCTTTTAGTTCTTTGAGATACTTTTCAGTCTCGTCGATTTGTTCTTGTTTCTCGTTAAGCCGGCGAACTAAACCGGATAACTGTTTACCATTCTCAGCCTGCACGCCCTCCAGCGTGCTAGCGTCAAAGATTTCATCTTCTTCGTCGAAGATATCTATTTCGTTACTCATACCAAGTACATCCTCTTCAGGTTTGATGGCTTGACGGAACCGTACCGACAGCCTATGTTTAGACCATATGGGAGGACATGGATGGAAGTCAACTACAAAATCAAAACGAAACCATATGCACACCAGGTCGAGGCGTTGGATCGTAGCGTTGACAAGGAATCCTTCGGGTTCTTTATGGAGATGGGTACTGGTAAATCAAAGGTCTTGATTGACACCATCGCCTACCTTGGGTCGCAGGCAATCAACCCTCTGGATCGGGTCGAGTTCGCTCTTATCATTGCACCAAAGGGCGTGTACCGCAACTGGATCAACAAAGAGATCCCAGAGCATTTCTCAGATGAGATCGCGCACACCGTGTGCCATTGGCAGGCAAATCAAACCAAAACATATAAGGATAAGGTTCGGGCGTTCTTCAACAGCCGCGACCTTGGCGTAAAGATATTTGTCATGAATGTGGAGGCATTCTCGTCAGCCAAAGGCAAGAAGGCGGGAGAGTGGATGGCTGAGAAGTTCGGGCGCTTTGGCCTTATAGCCATTGATGAATCAACAACCATCAAGAACCATAAAGCCAAGCGCACCAAGTCCTTACTCAAGATTGCGGAGAAGTTCAAGTACAGAAGACTGTTGACAGGGTCGCCTGTCACAAAGTCACCCATGGACTTGTATTCACAGTTCCAGTTTCTTGACCCCAGCATCTTGGGATACGACTCCTACTATGCATTTCAAGGGCGCTTCGCTGTCCTGCAAAAGCGCACCATGGGCGCACACAGCTTTCAACAAATCCTTGGCTACAGAAATCTGGAAGAGCTGACCATGCGTATTGACCCACACACATATCGAGTCTTGAAGAAAGACTGCCTAGACCTGCCGGAAAAGACCTACACTGTGCGTCATGTCCCCCTGACTATGGAGCAAATCCGCATGTACAAGGAGTTGCAGGAATTTGCCATCACACTGCTAAAAGACGACAAGCTCGTCAGTACACCGCAGATGATTACGCAGATGCTGCGCCTACAACAGGTGCTATCGGGCCATGTCAAAACGGATGAGGGTGAACTACTTCAGTTGCCCACCCAACGTCTGGCCGCGCTTATGGACTGCATTGAAGAAGTGTCCGGTAAGATCATCATCTGGTCACGGTTCCGGTATGACATCGTCAACATCCGTAATGAACTGGCTAACGTGTACGGTTCGGACTCGGTGGTCTCTTACTATGGCGACACATCTGATCAGGACCGGCAGATCGCCATCGACAGATTCCAAGATGGCAACGCAAGATTCTTCGTAGCGAATCCAGCCACGGCTGGTTATGGCCTCACGCTGACCGAGGCCAACACAGTGATTTACTATGCTAACGACTTTAACCTTGAAACTCGGATCCAGTCCGAGGATCGCTGTCATCGTATTGGTCAGAAAAACCCTGTCACATATATTGACTTGATCGCAGATGGGACGATTGACGAGAAGATCGTCAAAGCCCTTCGTGATAAGATTGATATTGGTGCACGAGTATTAGGAGAGGAGGCCAGAGAATGGCTGAAGCTGACCCCAAAATCGCAGGTAGTATAGACGTTTTGATTGACTACAAGAAAGGTGGTCTAACATTAGAACAGGCCGTTGACCGGTTCAGAAAGCTGACCGGCCTGACACCAGACGTTGCTGAAAAGTTTTTACGGGGGCTAGGTAGAGACAATGTCGTTTCGCTTTCGGCAAAAAAATCAGTTCTTGAGTCAGAGTCGGCGGCGGAATGATCTGGCTCCTCGTCCTAGTGACCGCCGTGGAGATGGACAGAATCGAGACAAGAGTTCTGTCGGGGTTTCCGACAGTGGAGAGTTGTCACTCGGCAGCAAGTCGGATTCTTTGGAAAGACATGCCAATGAATCAAGAAGCGGTGTGCGTCAGGACGGAGACGAAAAGTGATGAAAGATGACGACATCATACAAAGGCGGCTGGACGCAGGCATGTGTCCAAGATGTTCATCGGACACGCTAGAGGTGGTGCCAACTGGGCGTAAGTGTCGTTGTTGTGGCATCCACATTGGAAACGGGAAACAACCCGAAACAATTGAAGAGGAGGACACAGGATGGGCTGGGTCGATACATTGAAGAACAAATCAGTGATGCTCTATATCGGGGGCATCGTAATCGCGAACTTTGGGTTCACATACATCCCCATGATTCCGTTACCAGGCGGGGAGATGTTCGCGCCTATGAGTCTGCTTGTCGGGTTCATCTTCGTATGGCGGGACATGGCGCAGCGTGACGTTGGTCATCGCGTGCTGGGTGCCATGGCTATCGGAGCCGTGCTCAGTTACTTGCTGGCTAACCCCTTCGTTGCGGTTGCCAGCGTGGTCGCGTTTGCCATCAGTGAGCTGGTGGACTGGGCGGTCTATACCTACACCAAGAAGCCGCTGCGGGATCGGATCCTGTACTCGTCAGCCATCGGCACACCGGTAGACTCTGCCGTGTTCATGCTAATGCTTGGGTTCTTTAGCTGGTACGGATTCTTTGTGATGGTTGTCAGCAAGATGATTGGCGCCGGAATCGTGTGGTACAGGTTGGGAGTTAAGAATGATTATTGACCAGAACACATACAAGTTCTCCATCGACGGCATTCCTTGTCCCATTGATGGGCAAATCATCAAGTATGATGTGACTTGGATAGTTGAGGATTTTGTTCAGGTAGAACTCCTCATGGAGTGGGTTGAGGAACAAGTTCAAATCCCAATGTTTCAAGAGGATTTTACCAGTCGGTTCTGGGAAAAGTGGAGTGACGGAACAGCAGGTTACCTGAAGGTAGAGGGCGTGCACTCTGGTGTACGCATCATCTCAGAAGCCGGCATGAGCAAGTACAAGCCGTGATCCACTACCACGGCACACCACTAACACCAAGAGAGATGCTTCTCCGCATGGCGGGGAAGCACTTCTGCGTGTCGTTTGCTGACCCGCGTGACGCCGAGGTCTGTCTGGATATCGGGCAGTCTGTCATGTGGGATAACGGCGCGTTTACTGCATTTACTCAAGGCAAGACATTTGACATCAACGCATTCTACGAGTGGGTCGAACCCCGACTCGGACACCCGCATTGGGCGGTGATCCCTGACGAGATAGGTGGCGACGAGGCACAGAATCGAGCCAAGCTCAAGACATGGCCGTTCTCAAAAGAACTAGGCGCACCTGTCTGGCACCTCCACATGCACACCGATTACCTACTGTACCTGTGTGACAACTACCCGAAGGTCTGCTTCGGTAGTAGCGGGGAGTATTGGAAGATCGGGACAATCAAGTGGGAGCAGCGGATTGACGAGGCGTTTAACGCCGTCGCCAAACACCAACGTCACCTGCCATGGATTCACATGCTTCGAGGTCTTGCCCAAGCCGGCAAGCGGTGGCCTTTCGCTTCGGCTGATAGCGTCAACGTCGCACGCAACTACAAAGACTCTTCGGCTGACCCAGAGAAGATGGCGCGTCGGATTGATGGCGTGCAGTGTCCCCTGCATTGGAACCCAAACCTGACGGTGCACCAGATGGAACTGGCGATATGAAACTTGAAGTTACGCCACTGAGTCTGCGAGAAGCAAACGAGTTCGTTGAGAACTTCCACCGGCACAACAAGCCGACACAAGGGGGGAAGTTTGCGATAGGTGCGATATATGACAACGAGCTTGTCGGGGTAGCTGTCGTGGGGCGTCCTGTCTCTGCCACGCTAGATGACGGCCTAACAGCCGAGGTTACCAGAGTTTGTGTCGTGGATCACGCACCCAAAAACTCGTGCAGTTTTCTTTACGGGAGGTGTTGGCGGATCTGGCAACAGATGGGTGGCAAGCGCATGGTCACATATACCCTGCAAGAAGAGTCTGGATCCTCGCTTCGGGGCGCCGGTTGGAAGATCGTCGGTGAGGTTAAGCCGCATGACAGGTGGACTCCCAAAGGCGGAAATCGGAACTGGCAACCAATCTATGGGCAGCTGAAGTTTAGGTGGGAAGCATGATCATTTCGTGGTGGTCGGCTGGCGTCACCAGTGCGGTGGCGACCAAGCTGGCGATAGACAAGTACGGCAAGGATCGGGTGCTCCCGATCTACTTCCACATTGACACAGCGCACCGTGACAACGAGCGGTTCATTCGGGAGTGCGAGGATTGGTATGGTCGGGACATCATGGTGACCAAGTCCCACAAGCACAGTAATCAGTTTGATGTCATCACCAAAGACAAGTACGTCAACGGGCCTGGTGGTGCTCGATGCACGCTGGTGCTCAAGAAACGAGTCCGGCAGCGAATCGAAAAGGAGATGGAGTACGAGGCACAGGTCTTTGGGTTTGAGTATTCCAAGAAGGAGGTCAACCGCGCCATCCGATTCCAAGAACAATACCCAGATGCCAAGCCGATCTTTCCATTGATTGAAAAGAAGCTGACCAAGCCAGAGTGCCTGTACTACCTTGAACAGGCCGGCATAGAACGACCTGCCATGTACAAGCTGGGCTACGGCAACAACAACTGCATCGGCTGCGTCAAAGGCGGCAAGGGATACTGGAACAAGATCAGGCGAGACTTCCCAGACTACTTTGAACGCATGGCCGAGGCCGAGCGGCAAGTCGGCAACTCTTGTATTCGCGGAGTCTACCTTGATGAACTAGAGTCTAACGAGGGCGCCCAACAGAAGTTCATCATGCCTGACTGCGGCAACTTCTGTGACATTGAGTTCACCGAGATCATGCACAAGGACATAGACGAGATCATGCGCGAACCGGAGCAGCTGAGTCTGTTCTAATGAAAAGGGCGGCTCACGCCGCCCGATTCCTACTTCTTGTTCTTGCTACCTTTCGGCCTGCCCCGCTTTTTCGGTGCGGGTTTTTTGGGTGCCGCTTTCTTTTTGGCTGGAGCCTGACCCCCGACCCACGCTTCATTGAACGTGGGCGTCTTCTTGTCATCACCGATCAGTCGCCCTCGATCATCTCGCGCGCGCTCCGGCTCGGACTCGGTGTAGAACATCGGAAAGAATGTTTTCAAAAAACTCTTCATCATGCAGACTTCTCCCTTGTCTGTTGGTATGCGTCCTTGATCAGGACGGCTAGTTGCCTTGCGATTGTCCGGTCTTCAGACTTGGACAGCTCACGGATCATCTCATAGATTTCCATCGGCACGGCCACGTTGCGAAACGCCGCCTTTTTTTCGACTGTTGGTCTTCCGCGCTTTGCCGCCATTGGTCTTACCTTTCTTTTTTGCGTGATACCGCTCTCGCGCCTTGCGATTTCTTTCCTGACGCTGTGCTTCTGGATCGTGTTGCAGATAATCCGTCCCGAATAGCGCGTTCAGACCTGGCTCTAGTTCCTTTGCTAGTTGCGCCCGACCCTTGAGTCTTGCCTCCTCGGCCTTTCGATCCCGATAGATCATCGACTCCTTGTCGTACTCCAGACCTAGCTCGTCCGCTGTTGCTACGAGGTTTGCGATCATCCTCATGTCGCCGTCTTCCAGAACGAACCGCACTAGCTTTCCGCGCAGCAGGTTCAGAGCGTCGTTCACCAGAAGAGTCTGGTTTCCTAAATACATCCTTGTACCTCCTTACTTCGACTTCGATGTAGTAACCATGGTGACCGTCTCCCCTTCTGGGGATGCTGGCTTGTGTGTCCAGTTCATCAATCACCTTCTCCACTTCGGTGGGTTTGCACACCACCTCCTTCACAATCTTTAACCTATTAGAATATAGGGTGATTGTGAAATCTAAGATTTTATTATCATTCTTCATGTTTATAGCTTGTTATCACACAATCATCCAGAACAATCTTCTTGTTCCGAGGCAGTTCATAAAACCGCCACTGAGTCAGCTGCGTCGTACAAGCCTGCACGCTATCGAATGTGCGATGATAAAATTCGGTCTCGCATTTGCTCTCACCGCCTGCGAACACCGTGCACACCAAGGCCATTGCCTTAACTATCATAGTTGTCCTCCAGCTCTGGACCGCCCCAATCCTTGCGGTCATCCTCGTTTTCATAGGCGCGGAGGTAATCTTGGACCTGCTCGTCCGTCATATCCTCGCGCTCGATGCGCTTCATCGATCCGTTTTCCTGCACCTGATCGTAATGCGGAGCAGGACGGCGCCTATAATATGCGTCCGCCGAGCCGCGATCCGCCGGACTCCCATGAACTCTACTCATCGTCATCCTCCTCCGGCAGACTCTCGTCCACCTCACATTGAATGCCATGGTACTTGCAGTAACCAATCACAGAATACAACTGCGGGTGCGGAGCAATGAATGACACAATCCTCACAACCTGTTTTCCGTTGTCATCCACAATGTAAAACAGCCAATAATTAGCCACCTCCGGAGATGCCCACGCAAACAAACGTGTCGTGCTGCCCTCACCTGATGACGTTGTGATCTGACCTGCCACCTCCGACAGGAAGCTCAATGTCCAGTCCATGTCACTCATCATCATCCTCCGGTGGACCGTCCGGTCCTTCGTTGATCAAACCTGCATGCTTGCGCCGCGTCTCATGGTAAAGCTCAATCAGACTTTCTCCATGCTTCTCGCACCATGCTTCCACGGTCATGTCGATGGCGTCCTCCTCCATGTTCATGACCCATGCTTTTACTTTTCCCATTTCTACCTCCGTAGATTTTGAACCAACATTCTGTGCAAAGCAGATCGTTACCATCCTTTGCATCAGCCTTCTCGCCACACTTGTGGCACCTACTGATGGGCAACATCCCTCATGCCCTCCAGCAAATGACAGATCACATCAACGGTCCAGCCGTTGCCTAACATCCGATAACGCTGGGTGTTCGACACATGATCCGTGTATCCATCCGGCACGGTCTGCAATCGCTCACATTCAACGGGCGTGAGCTTGCGCCACTTCATACCGTCAACTGCCAAGAAATTGTTATGCTCCCATGACGATCCGCTCAACGTGGGAACCTTCCCATCGTCCGCCTTGATGCCGCCTTGGTTCTTGCCCCTCGCAACTTGAAGAATCTTAGGCTCCAGATTGCCACCAGATGCCGCACACAAACTTGGTGCTTTGCCATCCGGATGATAGACGCGGCGATTGTAGCCGTGACCCTTTAGGTCTGCCTCGCCAGCCAACTGCAATCCGTCTTCCGTCTGATCGTCAAAATCAAACACAAGCTGGCGGCGGTTCTTCTGAAAATACGATTTCAGATTGCCGCCCTTGAAGTAGTTCGCGTCAATGCAATGCGACTTATCCCGATCCGTGAACCCATCCTCCAAGATGTCCTTCAAATAGACATGCTTGTTCTCCGGCAAAGACTTGACTGGAATGTTCGTCCAATACAAACGGCGCCGATTCTGCGCGCTTACACGGTTTGAGTTGATGTCCACAGGCTTGCATCCCAGAAGGTCAGATATAACGTCCTGATATTCTTTCTTCATATTGACGTTCTCCAACAGGAAATACTTTGGCTTCAACGCTTTCAACAGCCGCACGAACTCAAAGAAGAGCTTGGAACGCGGGTCGTCAAAGTTGAGTTGCTTGCCAGCAAACGAAAATCCCTGACAAGGCGAGCCGCCAATCAGCAGATCAATGTCCGCGCCACACCCAACACCGTTTTCATCCTCATAAAAAAGACGACCATGTTTTGTACCCACTGTGGTCACATCACCCAGATGCACCGTGTCAGGATAGTTGGCCCTCGCCACCTCAATCGCATACTTGTCAATCTCGCTGGCAAAGTAGTTGGTGATAGGAAAGCCAGCCCTTTCCAAGGCCAGCCTCCCACATGACATTCCGTCAAATAGCGATAGCACGTTCACCGTATTTCTCCTTCATTTCAGTATGTGTAAGCTCGTCAATCAGAACCCAATTCCAAGTGTCACGCATCTGCCAAATCTCAACCCACAAATCTTGGCTGTTATGCTTTGAGATCACATAATGATAGTCACACCAATGATTGGCCTCCAACATCTCATCACGATCCTTGAACAAGGCATTCACCAAACGAACCTCGCCGCCTCGCCGATTCTTGTTCGCCGCAACAAACGCCGCAGCAAATTCGTCAGCCTCAAAACGTGGCAACTCCCATGCGAACTCCTTGGCATTCTCAATGAAATCAGCCGCACCGCGTGGGTAGTTGTCATAATGCTTGTATGCCCACACTTCTTCATTCTCATCCTCAAAGATGTAAATCGCTCTAGTTCCCATTGTCTTCCTCCATTACATGACGAAACTTTACACATGTGCCCTGACACTTGTCGCAATCTACGACATCACCATAAGGCGTTGGCTCGTACCCATGACCGGCGCACCAGTCACAGTATACAACGTATTCGATCCGTGAACCTTGGACCTCAATTCTTTGCTGTACTTCCATAACGTCCTCCAAGACTGATATTTAATTGTTATTATACACAGAGCGAGACAGCATGCAACAACATAAGAACCGTGTCTCGTTTGTCACGTTTGGTACAGTGTTTTTGCTGGAAAAAAGTTTTTAAAATTTTTTAGAATAGGGTGTGACAAGTGTGACAAGTGTGACAAGAACCTCTCAACACAAGGCGGAGCAAGGAGTTTTCTTTGGCACACTTCTAAGCATTTTTGGCACACTTGTCACAGTATGGAGACACTATAGGACAACATCTCAAAATCCAGGTAAAATGCCTTTTTTCAAAAGGGCTTCAAAACAGCGTTTTTATGGGGTAGTAGTGTGACATGTGTAACAAGAAGACAGACATTCTTGCAGATGACATTGAGGCCGAGACTGGACGCAAATTGACCCAGCGTCAGCGTGAGTTCGCTCGGCACTATGTTGAAGGCATCTATTCCAACGCTGAATGTGCCCGAAAGGCAGGCTATGCATCCAACTCAGCAGCCTCTATTGCTGGGCACCTGTTAGCCGGCAAAAAGTTTCCTCACCTCACCGATTACATACAAGAACTTCGTGAAGAACGAGAACGCCGTTATGGCGTGACCGTGATGGGTCAGCTTAAACGTCTTCATGAATTATCGTCTGGCGCCGAGGAGGCAGGTCAATTCTCAGCTGCAATCAATGCTGAAAAGATTCGCTCTGCACTTGGTGGCTTGACAGTGGATAGGCGAGAGAACATTCATCAGCTAGACGATCTGTCGCGTGAAGAGATCACCTCTCGTTTGAATCAGCTCCGGCGCGAGTATCCGCAGGCGTTCATTGAGGGTGAATATACGGAGGTAGTTGATGCCGACACCGGAGGCGAACTTTTGGAACACCATTCGCAGGAACCTGCCGAGTAACTGTCATACAACCCGAATCGAAAACCGCCATGGTGGCGGCGTACCTGACGTACATGTAGCATGGTCAGGGCTTGTGTTTTGGTTAGAATTAAAAACAACAAAAAACAACAGTGTCAGAATATCTCCACAGCAAATAGCGTGGAATACCGCCTATTCTCGTTCGGGCGGCTTGTCATTCATCTTGGTTAAGCACCTCTCTTCGGGCGAGCTATTTTTGTTTCGGGGCGCGAGAGCCTTGGACGTAGCCAAGTCGGGACTGGCAGCTGGGGCCGAGTTTCGGGGTTCGGGGTCGATCTTATGGGACGCGATTCGGGAGGCGGGGGTCGGGTACCTAGAGTCAGTGCTATCGGGACTTCGGGATTCGGGATTCGGGGATCCAGCTCTAGGGGAGCTAGGGACTGGGGCGCCAGTACCAGGGTCACAGCAACCTGGGCTCGAGGTAGAGGAGGCCTAGGCCTCCTCCTCCTTTATGCTGTCTTCGATCTTGTCGATTAGGGCGCCAAAGGCTGCGAACCAATCCCGATCTTCTGGTTCCTTTTCGCATTGCTCAACGACAATGTGCTTTATGTGCATGATGATATCTTCTTTTGTCATTGCTGGTTTTACCATGTGATCACCTCGTGCCAGTGCTCGCGGCACTCGTTGTATTGTTCCCACGCTGTGAGATACATGTCTTCGGCTGTTGTGTGGAGCGATAGTTTGACTGGAAACGAACCCGCGGCGCGTATGTCGGCAAGGACAATCTCGCAGTCTTCTTCATTTGGATAGGCGCCCTCGTCGCCTAACTCGTCGCGCATGTCGTGATAGTTTTCGATCATGTTTTCAAGGACAGCAATGATGCTGTCCTTTTGCTGTTGCGTTTCAATAATCATTTTACTGCCTCAACGATGGTGGTGACGCCATTGCCTTGCGTGTAGCAAAGCAAGCAATCCTTGCATTTTTGGCCGGTGCAGTTTTGCTCAACGTCGCTGTCCTTGTGGACATTGTTGAACGTCCGATCAAAAAACTCCGGCGGCTGATTCATTACCGCGTCAATTCGCGGGTTGCTGTAAATCAGAATCAGATTAGCCGGCTTTTCATTCTGGCTGTAAAACTTGCGAATGAAATTCTTGCGCTTTGTCCACAAGGCAAAAGAGCAATGTGGGTTGTGCAACGTGATGTTGTGGAAGTTTTCCAGCATGGTCATGTTGATCAATTCACCATGACCGGAAAACCTGAAAAATGCGTCTAGGATTGTCGGTAACATATGCGGAGGAATCAACCCGCCCGACAACGTGTCACTGTTCCGTTGCCATGATGGAGCGCAATTTTTGCGCAATCCGTTTAGCATCTCAACGCTATAGCAATGTTTGCAAATGATGTTGTCATCATCAACAGCATTCATTTTTTGACAATACGGATTTGTAAGCGTGTTTGTATTCAACGCTTTGAATCCGGCAAGTTTCCCTGTCATGTTTGATATTTTTAACATGTGTAACCCTCCATAGTTCACAAGTTAAATATAAGCTAAAAACAACCAGGAAACAAATAAAAAGATTCGGGTTCGGGTTCAGCAGCCTCGAGTCGGGTTCGGGATTCGGGACTAATAAAAAACGCCCTGGGCCATGCCCAGGGCGCCGTCTATGGTTGGAGGACCATAACTAATATATAACACTCGAGTCTCGAGGATGCCAGCCCATCCGCTGCGGACTGGTGAAGGAAAGGAAGGAGCGCGACACCTGCCGCGCTCCCCATTGTTAGGCGTATTCAGATTGGAGATGTTCGTCTATCTCATCCCCGTTCTGTATTTCATTGTGATAGAAATCCCCATCAACAGAATATTCGCCATGGTATCCGCAACCATATTCCACATAACGCGCGACCAGATGGAATCCCTGTTTAATCATCTCATCATATACAGGAATTGGTGGCGACCATGCTGTGTCGAATTTGAACACATATGTCTCGCCATTCTCATCGCTATAGATTTCATCTGTATCCCATGGCGAACAGACATCCCATTTCGTGCCCCAATTATCGCACGCCCAATCATACCAATTAGGAGAGTCTGAAGGAGATGTTGTATCCTTCAATGCTTCTGGCATGGGTTTGATATGGTCGCACATCTCGCCATTGATGATGGCGTCTTTCAACGCCACCATCTTGTTTTCGTCCTCATGGGACACATAGATTACATTCTGACACCAATTAGGCATAGATTGATACCTCCGTTTCTGTGAGACGAATGTCCAATTCACCGAACAATGCGACTCGTTTCATCTGTTGTTCAGACAATGGGATAAACTCTGCGAAATCGTCTCCGCTTACCGCATGAGTCTTTTCCCATAAATCCTTGACGCGCGGAGAATATCCGCGCGCATAGATAACATGGCACTTGTTCTTGCTGACAATGTCACGCTCTGGCGATGGCGACATCACATAGATGCCCTCATCCTTAACAAGCCACAGACCATATTCATCTGTGGTCTCGTCCACATAAGGAATTTTGCGCTCGCTCTTCAGCATGTGCTGAATCATCCGCGTAAACTCCTTGCTTTTAAATTTAAGCATAGTCATTTTAGTCCTCCATTAGACTGTTGTTGATATCCTCATTATATCGAATAACAAACTAAACACAAACAAAAAGAGCGGCATCTCTGCCGCTCTTTCCGTCCTATGGAGGAACTAAATCCTATCCCATGATCTTGGATTGTCTCTGTGATCCTCGTCAACATAGCGATCTGTGATCTCATATTTCGTGCCCATGCTGTCAAGTTTGTTCAGATACTTTGGAAAATCGCAATCTTCCTCCAGCGCGTATATCTCACCATTAGGCGTTTGGTATGAGCATTGTGAGAAATCTGCCGCAGACATCCGCGCAGCCGCAAGCTGTTCTTTTGAAACGATGCCCCAGCCATGTCCTTGGTCTGTGATAAATACGATATTCATTTTGTTGTCCTCCATAGACTGTTGTTGAATCCTCATTATACACATTAACAAACACAAAACAAATTAAATGTTCGGGTCGGGTTCGCTATGTTTCGGGTCGGGTCGGGTTCGGGACTGGTGGCTTTAGTCACCAGTAGGGCGCCGCCCTCTGCTATAGGCGTAAGACTATAGCATATAAAATCTAGGCAAATAAAAAGGGAGGCGGCTAGCGCCGCCTCCGCATGATGTGTAGTAGTGCCGCGCAGTAGAAGGCTGCGCCAGCGTGTAGGATCATGGCTAGTCGCATGACCTGATGGCCTAGATCATCGAGCGGTTCCACCAGCCCGAAGATTAGATGGGCAGACGCTAGCAGGAATAATCCCGCTAGCATCATGCCAAGTTTGACAGCCGCCATCAGTCCAAAAGAACCATGTAGGCTTTTGGTTCGTATTGCCTGAACCAATCAAGACCTTTGCGAACAACCGCCCAGTGCTTTGGGTTGTTGCTTTGCTCTGCCATCCAATTCATGCCCATGGTAACGTCATAGACGGCCACGGCATCGGCTGGAATGGTGACGCTCTCACCACTGAATGGGTTCGTGACCTCTTCTGGATCGTCACCCACTAGGCATTTGAAAGGTAGTGGTCTAGTCATTTTGTAGTCCTCCAAAAAGCGCCGCCGGCGTGATGCCGGCGGCTAGGTTTATCACTTCCACTTGAACATCTGACGAATTTGCGTGTATGCCGCTTTCGCCTCATATTCAAACTCTTGTGGATCGTGATATGCGAGACCCGCCTCAATGGCGTGTCTCTCAACATCCTTTCGCTCCAAATTCCAAAACTTAGCTTGGCCTTTTGCGAAATCGTGTTGATCTTTTAGGCCATGTAGGCCTACCAATGTCTCGCGCCATAGCGTCAGCATCTCTTTACAGAAGGCAATCTGTTCCGCTTCTGTTAATGCGTCATATGTATGGCGACGAGCAAATTGTGATTTAGTCATTTTAGTCCTCCAATAGACTAGGTTGCTTTGGGGTCGCTTGGCTATTGCCGTCCGATTTCCCTTAATGTCCTATGACATTAAGCTAAAATGAGACAACATGCAACACCAAACAACAAATAAAATACATTTTATTTGTCAA